TATATTTATTATTATTAAATACTAACAGAAGACGACATGCGTTTGTAACTCAAAAAAATAGTGTGTTTTTATATCGTTTTATATCAATATTTATATATATTTTAATTATTATATATATTTATTGATATTTTTTTATTATCCTTTTATATTCCCTTTATTTATAAGGGTTTAACTTGTAATGATAACGAACGATATTATACTTGACACCCACCCCAACCCTATTTTTTAAAGGGCATACGGGGTGCTACTTACTCTCCTAAATATATAATAAAATTTAAAAAGACCTATATATTATAGAATCGAGCAATATTTAATAAAATATTGTTTTTTTGTGTATTTTCATAAACTAGAGTGAAATTAGAGTAGACACTATGATATTTTATAAATAAATAAGAGATATATACTATTTCTAAGGTGTTTTACCTATAGAGGAATAAGATTTTTAAAAATAAGTAATTAAGCCTTGAAAATCAAAGACAAACTAAAAATAGTATAGGGTTCAAAAATGACACTTTTATATCAAATATAGGGGTCATACATGATACTTTTTAGAGGTGAATAATATGAAAATAATAGATTTATTAAATAAAATAGCAAATGGAGAACAACCTCAAAAAATTAAATATGATGATATTATATTCGAATGGTCTCAAGTTGGTATGTATGGTGGAGATTATTATAAAGAATATGATTTTGTTTCATTAGGAAGTTATACTTGCTTATCAACACCTGATGTATTAAATAGTGAAGCTGAGGTGATAGAATGAAAATAACAGTATATGAATTATTAGGAATGATTAAAGATGATAAAGCACCAAAGAAAGTAAAATATAAAAATAGAATTTTATATTTAGAAGATGAAGCAGAAAATTATGAGCCAACATTTAATTATTATGACAAAGATGGAGAAAATGCTTTATTTGAGGGCTGGATAGGTCAGTATCTAAACGATGAAGTAGAAATTTTAGAAGAAGAAAAGAAAATACCTGAAAAATTAGGTGCAATAAATTATACTGAAGATAAAGCAACTGCATTGATCCACCGTAAAGTAGATGAAATAATAGACTATCTTAATTATCTTGAAAATAAAGGAGAATAAGCATGAAAAATATAATAAAAGAAATATTAAAACTAATATATAAATTATCTGCTATAACATATCCATATGCAATATTTTTAAAAATAGCAAATATACCAGACGAAATAACAATATTAAGCAGTGTATTTACCATGATATATGCAGTAATATCAATTATATTATTTAATTGGTGTTATGAAGAAAAATAGTTAAAATTATGGAAGATTATAAATTTAAAGATAAATATATAAAAATATTAGTTCGTTCTAGACCAATAGGAAAAGAAAAAATAGTATTATACTGGACTACATTTGATTTAGAAGCGTATGAAAGAGATATAAAGTTAAAAGAACAAGAAGAGTATTATAGTGTAAAAATAGGAGATACATTATGGGATATTGCTAATAAATATAGAACAACATGGCAACATTTAGCAGAAATAAATAGGATAAAAAATCCAGATTTGATATATCCAACGCAAAGAATAAGAATAAAATAAAAAGATTAGAATTAACTAATCTTCTCTTATTAAAACAGCATTTCCAGTGATCCATTTTTGAATGTACCCGTAATCTTTGAGTTCGGTTAAAGCAATATCAACTTTGTTAGAATCTGTATTTAGAGATTCACTTAACTCATCTTTAGAAAAAATACGAGCACCATCATCAGTCATATTAGAATTATTTGCAATACGATTTTTGTATTCTTGTTGCATATAATCCAATATTTTATTAGCAATAGCTGTCATTAAATCACCCCCTCAAGTTTAATTATAACACGGAATTTGAAAATCACCAAAATCGGTATAATACAAGGGAAAAGAGGTAAAAATATGGATTTATATATAAGAAGTCAAGATAAAACTGATTTGTCTAAAAATAATAGGTTAAAGATAAGAGAACATACTTTTGAAAATGGTGAAAAAGAATACTTTATTTTTTTAAATAATAATAGTATGAGTGATGTTGTGGGTATTTATAAAACAAAAGAAAGAGCATTAGAAGTATTAGATGAAATACAGGACAAAATTGTTATAAATTATGGTTATGAATTAGCAACAAACAGTGGAATAAGACCAGATAATATAAAATCAAAAAGTTATACTGCAGTTTACGAAATGCCACAAGACTAGAAAGGAAGATAATATGAAAGTTGGAGATTATGTAAGAACTGATACAGGAATTATTCAAAAAATAGGTAAGATTTATGAGCAAAATGAAACAGATGATACTCATATTCAATTAAACAGAATGGGAACAGGTAAAAGTGTATTTGTTTTAGATAATAACAAAGAATTATCATATAGTAAAGGTGAAGTAATAAAATCAAGCCCAAACATAATAGATTTAATAAAAGTAGGAGATTATGTTAATGGTCATAGAGTAAATTATGTAAACAAAGATAGGGAACATTTTAACATATCATTTGGTGATGAAGATTTTAATTTAAAATCAAAATTTAATAGTGACATTTATTGGTTATCAAAAGAAGATATTAAATCAATAGTAACTCATGAACAATTTGAAAGTATGCAATATAATTTAGAAAGTGAAGTGAATTAGAATATGAAAATAGATTTATATGCAACAGTATTCGGCTATACAAATGTTTATAATGAAAACAAAGAATTACTATATCAAAAGTTAAGAGTTGCATTTGATGATGAATATAATGAAAAACGGGATATGACACCAGTTAGAGAATTAAAAATACATCAAGATAAAATTGGTAAATATGTTATTCATAATCATCAAAGATATTATTTAGAAAGTTAGGTGTAAATAGATATGTTAAAAATAAAAGATTACACCACTAAACAAAATTTATCACTGATAGACATAACATTTTGGAATAACGAAAAAATATTTGAAACATTAAAATATTTAAAAAGTATAAGAAATAAAATAATATTTATAAATGACAATACTGTAAATTATTATAATTTAATAACTAATTCAAGAAAATCAAATGCTAGTTTTGTAAGACAAATAAGAAAATTGAATAAGGAGGGTTATTTCGATGCTTAAAATAAAAGATAATATTGACTTAAAAGAATTAGAAAAGTATGGGTTTAAAAGAGCATGGAATTATAAAACAAAAGAATTTGATGAATTGTAATACTGTGGAAGTTTTAAAGTTTGTAAAAATAGGCATATAAAACCATACAATGGCACAAATCAAAATAGATATGATATTATGTTTGACTTAATAAAAGCCGATTTAGTAGAAAAGGTGGATTAAATATGAAAAAAAAAGATTATAAACAAGAATATAATAATTTCTGGAAAGATATAGTAGAAAACGAAGACGGTACTCTTAATAAAGACCAAGTCATGAGAGAATTAAGTGATTATTCTATGGTAATGGATCATTGTTCTAGCGCTTATAGTGTTATGACAGACGGAATAATAAGTAAACCCAATACTTTATTTAGTGCAGTAGAAGGCATTTTTAATGAAAATTATTTTAATAAGAATGCATATGATGCATATGGCTGCATAGACGATATTAAAACAATATTAAACGATTGCGATGATATTAACGAGTTAAAAAATCAAATAAGAGAATATTTTGATATAGGTGATTCAAATGAATGTTAATTTTGAAGCAATAGAAAAAGCATGGTTTAAACCAAAGAAGACTGTATTAGATGAATTGGAAGAATGGGCGAAAACTTGTAAAAAATATAGTTCTATAATGGAATATCCTGATGAATTTATTAAAGTAGAAGATATTTTAGACAAAATCCAAGAATTAAAAAAAGAGGTGAAATAGTGAATAAATATATAAAACATTTTATAACTATAACCAAACACAAATATTATGTTGGAAAGTTTTGTTTTAAATGTGGTTTTTATAAAAGAGGATTATTACACGATTTAAGTAAATATGGAAAAACCGAATTTTGTAGTAGTGCTAAATACTTTCAGGGAAATAGAAGTCCAATAGATGCAGAAAAAGAGGATATCGGTTATTCATTAGCATGGCAACATCATAAAGGACATAATCCTCATCACTGGGAATACTGGATTGATAATATAGGAACATATAAGAATACACCTTGCAAAATTCCTTATGAATATGTAGTCGAAATGATATGTGATTGGTTAGGAGCTGGTATTGTGTATTCAAAACAAAAAGTAAAATTCAACGAACCATACAGTGAACCATTAGAATATTATAACAAGCATAAATGTGAAAGGATATTTCATGAAGAAACACAAAGACTTATTGAAAGCTATTTAACTTTTATATGTAATTACGGAATAAATAGATTCTGTAGATATATTAAATTGACACATAAAGAAGAAAGTTATATGTATAAGAAGGTGAAATAAATGACAGAAGAAACAAAGGAACTAATTAATTGTATTAGAGTTAATTTAAGACATAATAAATGTTTTGGTGGTATAGATGAAATAGAATGTAAATTATTATTAGATTACATAACAAACCTACAACAAGACCTAGACAAAGCCAATGACATAATTAAAAAAGATAGACAATTCTATAAATGCAGAATGGACGAATATGCAGAATTAAAGAAAAAAAATGAAGAATTAAATAGAATGTGTGAATTGTATAGCAAATCATTATACAATGCTGAACTAACAGATTACAAATCAAGATGTGAGAAAGCAATAGAATATATAAAATTTGTAATTAATCACTATAAAGAACAATTAGAAACTCCAATAGAAGATACTTATTTTGATTCTGATGTTAATAGAAAAGGTTATATTTTAAGCATAATAGCATATTTGCAAACAACATTAGATACATTGATTGGAAGTGATAAAAATGAGTGTTAAAACAACTATAACATTAACTAGGAAACAGGCAATAAATCATATTATTGAAAAAAGAATAGAATTATTAAAAAGAAAACTTGAAAATGAAATTAATTTATTAAGTAATGATGTTTTAGAAAATCTATTAGATAATGTATATTATGATAGCAAATTTGAAAATTACAGAGTTATAGATGATGGAAGTGATGAAAAGTGAAAACATTAATTTACAGTCAAGAAGATTTAGATTTGATATTATCTTTAAAAACAGAAGAAAAAGACAAAGAAATAGAACGATTAAAAAATGAATTAGCAAAAATACCTAAAGCAAAAATGGAATACGATTTAGAGATAGAACAATCAAATAATATTATAAAATCATTATTTGATTATTGTAAAGAACAACAAGAAAAAAGTTTTGATTCAGTTGCTGAAGAATGTTATGCAGAAGTTATGTATTTTATTAGTGAAAGATTAGAAAAAACAAAAGAATTAAAGGAGAGTGGTAATAATGAATAACAACAACGGTGGAATAACATTTGTTGGCTTGCTACAAATCGTATTTATAGTTTTAAAATTATGTAAAGTTATTAATTGGAGTTGGATTTGGGTATTAAGCCCATTGTGGATAAGTTTAATTATAACTTTAATAATTACTATAATTATTTATTTAATATTTAGATAGGAGAGGTAATAATGAATAGAAAAGTAAGAGCGATAATAGTAGATGGTACAGAAATAATGACAAGTTTAACAGCAGTTGAAATAGCAGATAGATTAAGAACATATGATGATTTAAAAGACGAGATTAAAAGATTAAATAACCTCATAGGCAAAACAACTAATTATTATTTAAAAACACTTGCTAAAAATAAATCAATGCCAGAAGAAGCAACGAAAATGTACAATTATTTAGAAGGGAATATAAAATGAAAAATTTAAAAATATTTACTGAAAATATAGAACAAGAAGCAATAGACCAAATTAATCAATTATTAGAACAAGACGCATTTAAAGATAGTAAAATTCGCATTATGCCAGACGTTCATGCTGGCAAAGGTTGTGTCATAGGATTTACAGGTGATCTAGGCGATAAAGTAGTGCCAAATTTAATTGGCGTTGATATTGGTTGTGGAATGCTATGTGTTGAATTAGGCAAAATAGATATCGATTTACAAAAACTAGATGAAGTAATAAGAAAATATGTTCCAAGTGGAAGAAATGTACACCAATTACCAGTTAAATGTTCAAGTTTATATATACATGAACTTATTTGTAATAAAGAACTGGAAAATAAAAATAACTGGTTAGAAAAATCTTTAGGAACTCTTGGCGGTGGCAATCATTTCATAGAAATAGATGTTGATGAAGAGGATAATAAGTATTTAGTAATACATACTGGTTCAAGAAATCTAGGAAAACAAGTTGCTGAAATATATCAAGAAAAAGCAATTAAATATTGTTCTTACGAAGACGAAATGAAAGAAGAAAAACAAAGTGTCATAGAAGAATATAAAGAACAACATAGAGAAAATGAAATTCAAAATAAACTAATTGAAATATCACAAAAATATGAAGGAAAAACAAAACTTCCAAAAGACTTGTGCTATTTAGAGGGAGATTTAAGAAAATTTTATTTAAATGATATGGAAATATGCCAAAAATTTGCCGAACATAATAGAAAATATATAGCGTCAATTATATTAGAAAAATTGGATATTTTAGACATTAACCATTTTCAAACAATTCATAACTATATATCATTTGAAGATAATATAGTTCGAAAAGGTGCAATTTCGGCACGAAAAGGCGAAAAGGTATTAATACCTATGAATATGAAAGATGGTTGCATTATAGGCATTGGTAAAGGTAATGATGACTGGAATCAATCTGCACCACATGGAGCAGGTAGAATAATGTCAAGAATGAAAGCTAAAGAAACTTTTAATTTAAAAGAATTTCAAGACAGTATGAATGGTATTTATACGACTTCTGTTAATGAAAATACAATAGATGAAGCACCATTTGTATATAAACCTATGCAAGAAATTATAGATAATATCAAAGATACTGTAGATATAGTAAAAATTATAAAACCTATATATAACTTTAAAGCTAGTGAATAGGTGTGATTATGTGGATAAGGAATTATATGTAGTTGATGAATCAGGAACAATATATGATACATTAGATAATCAATATTCATATGTAAAACTAAATAAGGGCGATAAAGTTCTTCGAAAAGGTGCATTAGAATATTTACAAGATACTACAGATATAAAATATCATTTTATAAAAATAAACCCAATTGCATGGGCTGAAATATCAAATAAATATCCTATTATAAATCAATTAGTATTTTATTTGGGATATATGGATAATATCTTATCTTATAGAAATGGTAGATTTATAAAATTAAAAGATATTGCTAATATATGTAATATTAGTGAATCTACTGCTAAAAGACAGTTAAAAGGATTAGTCGAGGATGATGTTATTCATAAAGTAAAAAATGTAAAAGAAAATACAACATATTTGGTTGTAAATCCGTGGGTATGTATGAGGGGTAGAAGAATATATAGAACATTATATAATGAATTCAAATCTTCTAATTGGCAAAATGAATGTGAGGAGTGGGATACATGAGAAATACTGAGATAAAAGATAATTTATATGATCTTTATAGCGTATATCAACAATATAAAGCGTTATTTAATTATTATCAGCAAAATAAGTCAATGAAAACACGTGAAGAAATATCAGAACGTATAGAATATATAAAAAAAAATAAAATAAAACAGAAAAATGAACTTGAAACATTACTTTGGGTTTTGAATATAGACGGAGACGAGTATGTTAACGACTAAACAAAAAGAATTACTGCAAGCAATAGAATGGTTTATAAACGAAAATGGTTATTCCCCAACTGTAAGGGAACTAGGGAAAATGCTAGGCAACAGTTCTCCTGGAACAATTCAAAGTAAATTGTTTGAATTAGAAAGAAAAAAATATATATCTACCGTACCTGGAAAGTTTAGAACAATAAAAGTATTAAGGAGTTGTAATGAATGAAAATACAAAGGCGAAGATATGTAATTACAAGGAATAATAATACGGAAATATTTTGTGGTTTAGCTCGAATGTATCATTTCAAAAAAATAAATGAGGTAGGAGATACTCCTATTAAAACTTATTCTAGTGAGAAAAAAGCAAAAGCGAGTTTTGAATCTAGTTGGAGTTGGATTGATTTTAAATATAATGTTTTGGAAGTAGTTGAAACAATAGAATGTTAAATGTTAATGAATATATAAAGCTTATCTTAAAGAAGAAAAAATGGACTAATGTTAAATTGTGTGAAGAATTGAATAAAATAGAAACACAATTAGGTGATGTTAGGACAAGCCCACAGAATATAACAAATTATTTAAATGGATATTGGAATTTCAGGCCTAAGATACTTGCTAAATATGAAAAAGCACTAGGGTTAAAACAGGGAACCCTAGTTGACATGGTAAAAGAACCATTAACTAAAGAATCACAAAAAGAATTAAAAGAAATAATGAGAAAAATAAACGAAATTAAATAGAAATGGCGGTGAACAAAATGAATTATAAAGAAAGAATGTTAATTGAATTAATTGAACTTCAAGATAAAATAAGTTTGTTGAATAAATACTTAACTTCAATTGCAGAAGAAGTTAGAGATGAAAAAGAAAATAGGAAAGATGAACTTATGAGAAGTCAATTGACTGCTATGTTAGATTATAGAGGGTTATTAATAGAAAGATTAAAACTAGAATTAAATTAGAAAGAAGGAATATAAATGGAAATAATATTTAAAGATGAAAAAAACACATTATTTGGTTCTACAAAATTGTTAGGTATAGGGAAAAGACAACCTAAACTAATTTATGGAGAACAAGCAAAAAAATTAAGAGAGAACGCTGGTTTATCAATAGAGGAATTGGCAACTGAATTTAAAATGAAGCCTTTTGATTTAGGCAGATTAGAAGAGCAAGAGCAATCGTTAACAGATAAGGTTTTTGAAAAATACAAGAAAAAATTCAATGTAGATAAAGAATATTTCTTTGATTTGGATTTAGAAACATTAATTTTAAGTGCAGAAGGACATATATTAAAGTCTTTTGAAACTGGTAAGGAATGTAGAGAAGCATTTGATTATATACAAGAACAATACCATAAAGCATTAGAATTAAATATAGATAAATTGGTAATAGATTTTAGTGATTTCAAGATAGAAAGAGGTAATAAATAATGATAGTAAAAGCAATTTATAAAGATGAAAAACACGATTATTTTAGAGATGTAGAAACAAAAACAAAAAGAGTATATGGAGAAATATTTGAATGTGGTGACGAAATCGCAGAGCAAAGAATTGAAAAAGGATTAGTAAAAAAAGCAACAAAAAAAGAAGAAAAGGAATATTACGATAGTATTGATACAAATGATGATGAAACATCTAACAATGAGAAAAATAAGAAAAACAATGACGCAAGCGATGAACAAGCCGATAACAACGAAAATGATGGTTCTGAAAATAATGATGAACCTCTAAAGGTAGACGGTGAAACAAATGAAGAATAATGATTTTGAAAAACTATGTATTGAAACGATTGTAGAATATTTTAATAATAGAGTTGAGAAAACTGACGATACAAAAATAACACCAGAAGATGTATTTATTGTATGGAGTTGTAAAACTCTCCAAAATAATAAAGCAATGGTAAGCACAACAGTATCAGATGGTATGTATTATGAACTCACTTATAATGGCGACAAAAAAGAATTATATATAGACGCATATAAAAAATGGGAAAATATTTTAAAAAAAATAGATTAAAATAAAAGTGTAGCACTTTTTCTAGGGATAGAAAGAGTGAAAGAATGAGTTATAAAATAGGCGATAAAATCGCAATAAAAAAAGAAGAAAAACAAACTACACTCGAAAATACTTTTAATGATATATTATCAGCATTGAAAACAAAAAAATTAGGTCAACAAGAAAAATTGAAATGGTGTGGTTCAGCACTATCGATATTGGAAAGTTGGTTTAAAGAAGACGAATTAAAAAGTGTTAATGTAGCAAAACACAAATTAATTCCAATATTAGAAAAATTAATTGAAGGGAGCAATATAGACAATATGGCTCTCTTTTTTGATTATTATAAAAAAATATATTGTTTTTGTGCACAAAGGGATTTTGAGTGTTTTGTAGACTATATCGAATGGAATCAACCCAAAAAGGTACTAGCCAATCGTAGAGAGGTATTAAAACCATATGTAAATGCTTTAAACAGAATAGCATTTGATGATGATTTACTATATATAATTGTTTCTTATGCACCATCTATGGGTAAAAGTTATTTAGCAACGTTATTTACCGCATGGGGATATGGTTTAAGTATAAATAATTCAGTAATAAGAATGTCTTATTCTGATGAATTGGTTTTAGGTTTTAGTAGAACTGTCAAAGGAATAATATCTAGCCCTGAATTTGCCGAAATATTCCCATTATTTAGACTATATAAAGGGAAACCTTTTGAAGTTGAAAGAGAATCCGATTGGAAAATAAAAAACGCAAATGTTCCTAAATCAAATCACATTGCTCGTACTCGTAGTGGTTCAACAACAGGAGAAAGAGCTTCTTTTGCTATTATATTTGACGATATGACAAAAGGTGCAGAAGAAGCAAATAGCGAAAGTACTCATAAAGGAATATATGATAAATGGTTAACTGAATGGTGGAATAGACGTGATGGACAAAAGTGTAAATTTATATTTGTAGGGACACAATGGACTCCTGAAGACATACTTAATAGAGTTATTGAAGATAGAAATAAGGTATCGCCATTACAACCTACAAATGACAAATTTGTCATGCAAAGTGAAGATAAATCGACTATTGTTATTCGTGTGCCTATGCTAGACGAAAACCACAAAACAACATGTCCTGAAGTGTATCCTCAAGAAATTGCTGAACAGATAGAACAGAATACAGATCCTTTTCTTTTTAGTTGTGTATATCAACAACAACCAATAGCACCTACTGGAAGAGAATTTGCTTGGGAATGTATTAGAACTTATATAGATAAGCCAACTAATTTAACGCCAAATTCAATGGCTACATTAGATACAGCAAGAAAAGGAAAAGACAACGTATCAATGCCTATATTTAAAAATGATAATAATGGTAATCACTATTTAATTGACGCAATTTATAAGCAAAAACCAATGGATGATTTATATGATGAAATTATAGAAAAAATAATCGAAAATAAAATAACAACACTTGTAATAGAAAATAACATTGATACATCATTAAAAAGATTATTGGAAGATAAATTACATGCAAGAGGGATTTATTGGTGTACTATTATTGAAAAGTATAATACAGTAAAAAAAGAGGAACGTATCAAGAATAATAGAGGGATTATACAAAAACAAGTTGTATTTCCTGATAAATCAACTGTAAGACCTAATACTGATATAGGTAGAATGATGGATAATATTACAAAATATTCATTCGATAAACCAAACGTACATGATGACGGAATTGATTCTGTTTGTATGTATGGTAGTGAAATTATAATGGGCAGAGGTAATTTATCAAAACCTAAACCAATAAAAAGAATTTTTTAGCGTATATTTGTTCGAAAATTATACTTGAAATATTTTTATTTTTCCATATATAAGGTATAAGTAATGCGAACGGTCTAGTTTTTCCCTTCATTGACCGTTTAGTGCTACACGGGAGCATAACCGTAAAATAATTTTATTGTTGTGTTCCCTCATTTTATTATTTGGGAACTATCCTAGTAATGAAAAAGTGGTGGTAAAATGGAAAATCAAGAAAATATAATAAATGAAAATACAGTTGAACAAACTGAAAATACAGAAATAACTGCACAAAGACCTACTAATACACCAATAGGAGTCACTATAGGCCCTGATGAATACAGATTATTTGGTAGAAAAATTATTTATGCAGATTATAAACCAGAGGAAATGAATACGGATACAATAACTAAAATATTAAATGATGTGTTTAGTGTTCATTTACAGAATTCAAGCGAAATAGATTATTTAGAAAAATATTATAAAGGTTATCAACCAATTTTAAATAAAATAAAAGAGGTAAGACCTACTATAAATAACAAAGTAGTGGAAAACAATGCATACTTTATTACAGAATTTAAAAAGAGTTATGTATTTGGAGAACCTATTCAATATGTACAACGTGGTGATGTTGCTAACCCTGAAGTAAATGTATTGAACAGTTACATGTTAGCCGAGGATAAATATCCAAAGGATACTGAATTGGCAGAAAGTCTTTATATATCAGGTATAGCACATAGATTAATATTGCCTGAAATAAATGAAGATAGTCCTTTTGAAATAGAAAACTTAGATAGTAAAGAAACTTTTATAGTATATTCAAGTTATTTGCCACATAAGAAACTATTTGCTTGTACATACACAAAAGGTATTAAAGATAGTTCTATAAGAGGAAGTATATATACAAAAAACGGGTATTATACATTAAATAAAGGAATCGTTGAAACTTCTTTTAACGTTCAATATGTTCAAAATCATATAATGGGTGATATTCCTATTGTTGAATATTACTTAAACAAATCAAGATTAGGAATTATTGAAATTGTTATGGATATATTGAACCAATTAAATAGGATAACTTCTGACGAAATAGATGGATTAGAACAATTTATTCAAAGTTTATTGGTGTTTGTAAACCAAGATATAGATAAAGAAGATTATGAAGGATTGTTAGATTTAGGAGCAATAAAGATTGCGACAAGTGACCCATCTAGACCAGCAGATTTAAAACTATTATCGAATAACATAGACCATAAAAATACGAAGGTATTACATGATAGATTATTTAATACTGCATTAAATATTATCGGTATTCCAAAAGATAATGAAAAAGCAAGTGGCGGAGATACAGGACAAGCTAGAATGTTAGGCGAGGGCTGGACTATGGCTGATGAAAGAGCAAAACAAGACGAAATGGAATTTAAAAGATGTGCTAAACCTGAATTAAATTTAATTTTAAGAATTTGCAAACTTGCTCCTAATAGTGGTATTAAATATTTAACATTAAAAGATATAGAACAAAAATTTACAAGAAATAAATCAGATAATTTCTTAGTTAAATCACAAGGATTAATGAATCAAATACAAAGTGGTATTGCTCCAGATGTTGCAATGACAACAAGTGGTTTATATAGTGATACAAATGAGGCATTTAATAAATCTATGGAATTTTATGGTGGTGTAGAAAATTGGATTAAATTATTCATAGATAAAGCAAGTAAACAATTACAAGAGAATAGCGATGGAAGTCTTAGGACAACATCTACCTCAAAGGATGAGTCTGGAGAGGCTAAAAAAAATAACTCGTAACGAGTATAGGCATTTAAAGAAACTTGTGAAGCCTTTAATGTAAGCCCAATCCTACGAAACCTGTATGGACGTAGGAAACTGCTGGAATAGCGCAATTGGTAGAGCAAGTGATCTGTAATCACTAGGTTGTGGGTTCAAATCCTACTTCCAGCACCATATTCCGATAGTGTAACGGTAGCACGACAAGTTCCAACCTTGTTAGTTTGGGTTCAAATCCTAATCGGTTTGCCATGTGGTATTGGTTTAATGGTAGAACGACAGTCTTCCAAACTGTAAGTATCAGTTCAATTCTGATATACCACTCCATATTGGATAGTAGCTCAATTTGGTAGGGCTCTACATTTGGGATGTAGAAGTTGCAGGTTCAAGTCCTGTCTATCCAACCACGGTCAAGTAGCTCTAATGGTAGAGCAGGAGGTTGAAGACCTTCGTGTTAGTAGTTCGAATCTATTCTTGACCGCCATAAATTAGATTGGGAAAAAATGCAAGTATTTTTGCATGGGCACTGTTATAACTGATGGAGCCCTAGTTTTTCTAAATATATATCGCTACTTTGTAAGTAGCATTGAGTAGATACAACAAACGGAAAGAGAAACCGATTAAACTATTAGTGTATCTATTCAATGGTGCTTATAAGAGCATAAAACTGCTTATCATAGAGAGCATAAATCTATGACACTCGATTGTTGAGACGTGACAACTATAAAAACGTAAGAGTGGGAAAGGTACAAAATGAATGAAGTTATTGAAAATGTATTAAGTGATGAAACTTATACAACAAACGAGGAAAGGGTAGAAGCAATTAAAAAAGGTTTAGCAACATTAGTTATTCCAAAGGATAAATATAATGATTTGAATGCTAAACTAAAAAACACAGAAAATAAAATTTCTGCATTACAAACTGAATATGATGAATTTAAACAATCTAAAATGACTGCTGACGAAAAAGCAGAAGCAGAAAGAAAACAATTCGAAATGGATAAAAAGAATAATGCAATTGAAAAGAGTTCTTTAGCGGTAGAAAAATTACTTTTAAAAAATGGTATTGAAGTAAAAGACGATGATGTTGAATTAAAAGAAACTTTACAAAGTATTGTAAGTGAAGATTTAGACAAATCAGTTAAATTAGCAAATAGTTTTATATCATTATTAAATAAAACTAAAGACCAAACTGCAAAAGAAACTACAACACAATTGTTAAATAATACACCAAAACCTATTGGCGGAACAGACAGTTCATCATCAGTAAGTAAAATTGAACAATTGCAAAATGAATTAAAAGAAGCAATTAAAGACAAAGATATAGTTAAACAAACTTCTATAATGACTCAACTATTTCAAGAACAAAGCAAACCAAGTATTTAATGAAAATGTAGCACTCGTTTAAGAAAAAGGGATTAGAAAGATTAAACGAGGTGAAAATTATGAACGGAACAGGAACAGTTCAATCATTCGCATGTCCTAACTATTCAGGATTATTATATAACAAAGCGAATACAAATACTCCATTTTTAAATATGATAAGTGGAAATGTAAAATATACAAATTCAGTAGAATTCGTAACAGGTCAATTCTATACAAGTGAAGAAGGAGAAATTCCAGAAATAAGCGAAACAGCTTCATTAACTGCACCAGAAGGATCATTTGTTGGAAGAAGCCAATTAACAAACGTAACACAAATATTCCATGAAAAAGTTGGTATTAGCTATGCAAAACAATCTAATATGGCTACTTTAAGTGGTATAAACATTGCAGGGCAAACTGCTAATCCACAAAATGAATTAGATTTCCAAGTTGCAAGAAAAATGGAAAAAATAAAGAGAAGTATTGAAAAAACATTTATTCAAGGTACATTCAATAAAGCAACAAGAGATAACGAAGTTAATAAAACAAGAGGTATGGTTGAAGCAATTACTACAAACGTAGAACCTGCAGGTAGCAAAGCATTAAATTTATGGATTGTAAATAGTGCAGTTACAAGAATCAAAAAGGCGGGTGGAGATATTTCTAATTTGGTATTGTTAGTAAATTCTGAAAACTTATTCCAATTAAATGGTAATGCACTTGAAATGGGTATGGAAGTAGGAACTCCATATGCAAGCGTTTATGGAATTCAAGTAAGCGATTTATTATTACCAATAGGAGCATATATTAAAGTTGCTTTAGGAGAATTTATTCCAGAAGGAACAGCTTTAATAGTTAACCCATCAGTAATTGGACCAGTAGAACAACCAACACCAGGTAAAGGCAATTTCTTCTTAGAAGAATTAGCAAAACAAGGTGCTGGAGAAAATTATCAAATATTCGGTCAAATCGGATTAGACCACGGTCCTGAATGGTTCCATGCTAAAATTACTGGATTATCAACAGAATTTAAAGCACCAGTAGGTCAAAAAGTTGTTACAGTAACTGAATCAACAGAAGTTGAAGGCTAAAATATAAATATTTGAGTAAGGAAGTGTATTTATGAGTCAAGAACAACAAATAAGTAAAATGCGACTAGAAATTCTTGGTGATTCAACCAATAACACAAAGGATGATGTGTTCAATTCGAAGCTAGATGACGCAGAAGTTGTGGCTCTGAATACACTTTATCCTTATGATTTGACAAAAACTGAATTAGATAAAACTAATAAAAGATTAGCAAATTGGCAAACAAGGTGTGCAATTGAATTATATAAGGCTATGGAAAGAATAGGCGTACAATCATATGCCGAAAATGGTTTATCAGTATCATTTTTAACAAGTTTGGTTTCGCCTAGTCTAATCCATGAATTAGTGCCAAAAGCAGGAGCAATCAAATGATATTAAAAATTAAAGCAAATCCAAAAGATTGGAATAAAAAACTATGGATAGCAAGTAAACTTGATACCATAACAGATGAAGAAGGGAATTTAATTGATATATATGGCGAACCAATACCATATGAATTTAATTATCAAACTTTAACATCAGATTCCGATTTAAGAGAATTTGGAGAAAAGGCAAATATGACGCAAAAAGCCATTATTCCAATTGAATATAAAGACGTATTTAAAGAATTTGATGTTGCTTATCTAGATGGTGCTACACCAGAAAACGAAACAAATAATGGTGATAAAGCAAATTATAGATTACATCCGCCAAGAAATCAAAATTCAGTTATAGCAATATATTTTGAAAAACTTACAGGAAAGTAGTGATAATATGTATAAATTTACAAACGGATTAGTATTTTATTCAGAAAAAGAAGCAAAAAGAGCAATCGAAGCAGGTTATCAATTAATCAAAGAAAAAACTGAGGTTAAGAATGAAAAAGATAACACTAACGACAAACCTATCAGTGAATCAGATAAAAAATCTAAAGGAACAACTAAATAAAATAAATCAAGCATATGAAACAGGTTGTGAAAACTTTGTAGAATATGCAACACAAAGGTTATACGAGTTATTCAAAATTAATTGTGAAAAGTACAATTTAAATACTAATGAAGTACTTATGGATTACGATAAAACTACAAAAATAGGTAAAGTTTATACTGATGATATGATAATTATTTTTAATGAGTTTGGTACTGGTATAAAAGGTACACAAGACGAATGGGCAAATAATTATGGTTATCAAGTAAATAAAAGTGGTAAGGGCGCTATTGGTTGGTGGTATCCAACTGATGAACAAGACCCTAACCCTCATAAATGGATTGATAAAGACGGTAATTTGAGAGCATTGACACATGGTTTAGATAGTAGACATATGTTATATGACGCTTATATGCAATTACAAAGTGAAATTGGAAATATTATAGAAATTACAATAGGAAAAGCGATAGGTGATTTATATTGACAATAACAACAGATTTAGTACAAGAAGTATTTAATACAAAGATATATCCTGAATTAAAAGAATATGTTGAAACTAATTCGATATATGAACCTTTAATTACAAAAAATAAACCTACTGTAAGTAAAAAATTTCCAATAATTCCTATTAAACTTTTACCTAGCCAAAATGAATATGGAAATTTATCATATACACAAGAAAGATTTAGATTTGGGATTGAAATAGATATCAATACACAAGATAAAACTGTAAATAATCAAAAAGTATCAAAGAGAATAATATGTGAAGAATTAACTTCACTTATAATAAATTATTTTAAAACAAATTATCGAGTAACAATAAATGTAGAACCAAATGCTAGTATTACTGATGAAACAGTTCATAGAGCAGTAATAAGAGTAAGTGGAGTTATTGATACAAGATATGGGTATGAATTAAGCAAGTTAGTTATATATCCAAGATAGCACTTTAAAATTGTAAGGGAAAATTACAATGAGAGGTGAATAAATAATGTTAGATTATGGTATTGAATTATATGTAAAAGAAGAATCAGCTAACAAGTTCCCAAGTACTAAATTAGTAGCAGTAAAGGGAGCTCCAGCAACAGGACAAGCTGGTGGTAATGTAGAAATTACAACTTCAAGTGATCCTGTAAAATTATATACTCCAGATAGACCTGACACAGGAGATATGGATTATATATACAACTATAAAGCAGAAGACTATACAGCAGTTAAGGCAGTATGTAATAACACAACTAAAGATATTTTAATTAAGTATCCAGATGGAACAGGTGCATTATATAAAGGTATTTGTCAAACTTGGAGAAATGAAGTAGCAGTTGGTGGAATAATCGAATGTACATTACATACAGTTCCAAACGGTTTAATCGCTGATAAAACTGCAGAAGAAGTAACAGCATTAATAACTGCTTAATTATGTAGAAAGTAGGGAAAAACAATGAGAAAATTAAAATTACACATTAATGAAAAAGATTATACTTTAGAAATGAATAGGGAGTCAATTAAATGGCTTGAAGCAAATGGATTTTCTATTGAAGAATTCGATAGGAAACCATTAACA